ACTTGCAAGCCATTCTTTAAGGCTTTTTTGTAGTGCCATTGAGCTCGCTTAGGAGCTGAGCAGGATGTCGCAAATATAGTAGATACTAGCGACAAAATAATTATTAAACTCCTCATCTGCTATAGGCTTTGTAACATCTTAATCATTCTAGGGCATGGGTAAATATCTGCCTTATCTTTACGTACACTGTTATGCGTGTAGATTCCTGCAGTACCTTTGAATGCCTCTTTGTCTATGCTAAATATCTCTGACCGGTAAGCCTTGGGAATGTCATAGGTATCGCATAGGTACTCCACAAGCTGCCGAGTAGATTCAATTTGCTCATCTGTATATTTGTACCAAAATTTATTGCCCTTGTAGGGTGCATCTAAGGTAGTAACCATGGATGGGTCAACGACTCCCTTAACATAATTGTAGTACTTACCATCTTTTAGCTTCAATGGACCCCAATTACAAATTTCAATGCCTACACTTAGCTTATTCAAGTTTTGATATTTTAAACCATGTACTGAGAAATCCTGACTATCTATCCCCAGGTGATAGGCCCAATGCTTGGAAGAGAAGCACTGCACTATGCTACCTCTTTCACCTATGACAAATGCAGTAGCTATCCTATCTGAGTTGCTATTCCACCAGCGTGATACAGCTATGGGGTTGCCATTGCCTGCGGTGTGGTGTAGATAGATTTGTTTTTTTTCAGACTCCTCGTGGAAGTATTGGCTATTAGATAGGCGTTCCTGAAATATTTTCGTTGTGTCTAATTTCATTGACTTCCTTTTTAATATCCTTGGCTCTTGCAAATAAGTTTTTCATAGCCTGCCATAGGTCAAGGCCTTTTACTGCTTTATAGTTCTCATTGATACTCATGACCTCAATGGATACTAGGATGAGTGCAAGTACTTTGGTAAGCAATAGCTCTACAGAGAAAAACTGCAGGATGATACTATTCAAAATGAACTTATCAATCATATAGAACATAATCACAGTTACCTCATAGAGTAGCATCTTGCTAATAATTGCAGATAGGCCTCTGCTAGTTATCTTTACCTTGTGTTTATAGCTCTTCCATACGCCTGTGATAGTATCCAATACGATCACAAATCCAACTAAAAATAATAAGCCTGAGATAGGCATTAAAAATGTACTGATAACAGCTAAGAGTTTAAACCAATTAGCATGCATTGTAGCTAGTAGTATGGATAGCTGTGACTTCACAAGATTAGAATGCTGTTATTGTACCCATTCTCAAGGAAGTTACCACACATTCCTGTGCAAGTAGTTTGCCATTGAGTTATGCATGAGCAGTTTTGAAACATTGGTCTGAGGTCAGTATCCTGGTTAGCTGTACTAATGAATAAAGGGAACAGGTTACGGTTAGCAAGTAGCCATCTGATTAGACGCTGTTCAAAGAATGATGCCTTTTGTGCATAGTGCTCCATTCCAAAGGCTACCTCACTACGTGATACGCTTGCTGAGAAGTCACCGCTTTGAGTTTGCAGTCCTTTGTTCTTAAGTTGGTACGTCAACCCGAACACTGCATCCTCAGCACTCCTCCATGCAATCACAGGCTGAATGAATTCAACTAGATTTATCTCGTCAGGGTTAAGCACTGTGTTATTGTACTGAGTAAGCAAGTAATTATAGAACGTAGTGCCCAGGATAGGCTGCACTCTTAATGCCGCTTGTGTCGCAATGTAGGGAGTTACGTCAGTAACATCCACATTAGCTGTAATGGGTGTGTTTGTTTTGAGGTATGACTCAGTTATGAAATACAGCATTATACAATAGGTTGAGTAGGTTCATTAATAGGAGGTAATGAGGCTAGAGCACGTATCTCATTGGTAGTCATTTTTTCAAGTACTTTACCTAGTAGTGCATCACTCAAGTTATTCAATGCATCCTTAACTTTTGCAGTCTCCTCATCTACCTCTATGATAGTATCTCCAATGATTTGAAAGTTATTGATTGTAAACTCAGCAGGGATGCGAGCAATGGTTAAGAGCTCATTAAAGATAGTAGTTACCTGAGCACGCAACTCCATTACTACATTCTTTTCAAAGATAACATAGGCTTGCTTGATATCACTACCACTACCTAGGCTCCCCGTGGTACGGATACCCATTAGAATCGGGTCAATAGTATGAGCAAAACAAATCTGCTCAGTGTTCAAAGCAGATGCCTCATGAAATAGCTTATCATTACCATTGGTAGGTAGTGATTCAATCTTTGGAAGTTGGTCCGCACTGTTAGCAAAAAATGCAACTGCCTTACCTGCATTGGCTGCACCCTTAAGGCGGTCAATAGTTTCCTTGATCATGTGCTTTTCCTCCTCAGACTGTGGCCTCTTTGGGAACATCATAGCAAAGGACGGGAAAACACTATTTTGTATGTTACTTTTAGCGAAGTAACTTAACTCACCACTAAGAAAAGCAAAGTTTAAAGCCGATGTATAGGTAGGTAGTGAGTAATAATCTTGACCTACCGACTTAACCTCGTAGCTAAATAGTTGGCATGCATCTTTACAGGTGATGTGGTAAGGCTTAATCTCCTCAATGCCTATTCTACGTGACCAATCATCGCACAAAAAGTACATTTTTTTATCTCTACCTACCCTTACTTTCTCAGGAGATACGTTCTCAATTTTCATGAGCTTTCTTTTCTCACCAAAATACAGCTTGAAGTATACCCGATTGTGTAGAATTAACTGCTTTGTAACTGCCTTAACGGTGTGCTTGAGGTTAGCTTTCTTTTCAAAGGTAAACATCTCTAGCTTCTCCTGTGGTGTGAGCTTGTCAGTGGTAAGGTTAAAGCCTCCACCAATCACAGCATTGGTCTTGAAGTCTACAATGGCACCATGTAAGGGTGAGCTGAAGTACATCTGATTCAATAGCTCAGGATACAGGTTGTCACTTCCAAAGTACTGCCACATGTTAGCGTTATACCTGGGGTCAACAACAGGTAAGGTTAAGTTGCCTCTCCCTACCGGTAGGAATGGGGTGCTAAATGATTGGTAGCCCTCAATTACCTCGGGGCCTTTTTGTTTTGTGTTAATAAATATATCGTACCAAGCCATAGTTAATCGTATATTGAGTTACCTGCAGGACCACTTACTACCATTCTCCCCTCCTCAATTACTACGCCTGTAGTCTGAGCTATTGTAAGGGGCAAAACGAATGCAGTTGAGCTCTCATATACCTGGTAATTGTACTGCCCTTTCTTTAGTATGATATCTGTAGGCTCATCTAAGGCAAACAGGTTGTATCTTTCAGGGTAAGCACTCGTATCAGGAGCTGTGAATAGCTGTGGTGTGCTTGTGGTATTCATTTCGTTAGTGAATACAAATAAATAGTGTGGTGTACTAACCGTAGTGACCTCTGTTAAGGTTAAAACAAACTGATTAATTACTCCCTGTTTAATGTAAATCACACCTATATTAAATTACACTTATCAAATGTTCATAAAAAAAGCCCCACCATTACGGCAGGGCTCTAAGATATAGAGAGGTAGAATTGCTTATTGAACTCCGATTGCAGCAAGTGCACCAGGTAACATATCAACCTCGTATGCTAGGTACTCATTTTCAGCTACCAAAGTTACTGAGTATTTAGAACCATCTGCACGAGCTGTTCCTGAACCTTCACCTGTAGCAGATACCTGCAAGTAAGGGAAGTACCAATACTTACCATTAGCATCTAAGACGATTGCAGTCAAGTATTGTTGACCTGCACCTAAGATTTTAATAGCACGAGACTTATCAGCCTCTCTTCGGTGGAACATTAAATTGATAGTGGACGTTACAAAAGAGCTACCATTAACTAGGTCAATAGTGCTATCTTCTGTAAAGTTCGATGTATTTCTACGGATGTAGTAGTTTTCAAATAATGGAGCAAGAGCTACTAAAGTGATACCTGTAATTTCCCACCCTGTACCCGCTGATGGATCTGTAGGAGTTATAGTGTCTATGTTATCTTGTTGGTTAATCCAAATACCATAGATACCTCCACTGTTATTCTCACATGATTTTACGATTGCCTCAAGGGCTTGACATGGAATAGCCATTGTGTTAAAGTATTATATAAAGGGGGTTGCCCCCCTCTATGAGTTATTATTATGAACCAAAAACGATATCACCTGGATTAACAAAGCTAAACCCTACTTTCATGTTAGCACGAGTACGGATAACCGGCTCAGCAACAGTATCAGCTAAGTTAACTGCACGTAAGTCAGATGGATCTCCCTCACCATCAAAGGCAAAGATTAAGTTATCTTTCAAAGTGATAACAATTTTGTTGTTGCTCATTCCTGGGCAAAGAACAATTTTAATACCTAAGTAAGTTAACGCCAAATCTTGAGTGATAAATGCGTTAGTGTTACCTTGAGCTACACCTAATCGGTAAAGATTAACTAATTGTGTTGGTAAGTAGATACGCAAATCAGCTGTTCGGGAAGCAATAGCTGCAGGAACCAAAGCAAAAGCAGAACTAATGTTAGTTAACAACTGTGCAAATGTAGGGGTTGCACCACCAATCATTGTGTAAGGTATAATACCTGAACCAACTGCACCAAATTGAACTTCGTAACCATCACATAAAGATAATGGGTCAGGAACACCTGGAGCGATTGGAGGCAAAGCTGTATTACCAATCCATCTTAATTGCTCAATTTGTCCGTTCACAGCATTTGCCATCTCTGACCAATAGAAGTTAAAGAAGTTAGCTACAGAGAAATCTCCGTTAGAACCTGCTGCCATCTGTAAAGATACAAATGATTGCTCTAGGTCAAACTGACATACTTGAGCCATAGCAGAAAGAGCACATACGTCAACTTCGTGTGAGGTTAAGTTATCTGCGTTAACGTTAGGGAAGTTACATGGGCTAGCAGCTAGTAATTGGTTACCAAAAGTAACAGTACCGATTTTAGTCTTGTACTTGATACCTGGTAGAGTACGGAAGTTATCTGTAATCTCAGTACCACCTAAATATGCTTGAGCATAGAATGCCTCAGCGTTTGGTGCAAGAGCTGCACTCGGGTCGATTGTTAAATCAAATCTTAATTTTCTCATTTTGTTTGTTTGTTTTTTATTTATTAAATTTATTAAACATGCTTAATTTTTGATGTGCACTCAAGGCCACATCCTCTACAATCTCCTCAGACTCTACCTCAGTAGACAATATCTCATCTAGTTGGTTACGCATCTCTGCAATCATTGCAGCTACAGCGTTCATGTGCTCATCTAATAAAGGTCGTACAATAGCAATGATAGCCTCTGCATCTACTACAGGGTCTACCGCCATTGTCTCCTCTTCTACTGTATCCTCTTCGA